GACAGTTTTGGATAGTCTCAAACCTAAAGAGCTTATAGACCAAGAAAACCTTAATATGGCTTTAGACAAGATACGCGAAATGCTTAGGCTTTTGGCACAGGCTGGCGCAACTCCTAGCACTAGAGCGAAATCAGGCATACCTGAAGGCGATTATGTACCACCTGTAGTTTTTGACCCTAACACGTCTATAGATGCAGTTATAGAATATGCCGATGCCGCTACTGAGCGAGCTACTGCTTTTGCTATATTACAAGAGCAAGAAAACTACGCAGCTTACTTGTCACTTATTGAGTTTCAGAAAAAACTAGGAGATTTTGGCGGTTATAGCGCCGATATGAACAGGGGCGCGGGCTATGGGTCAGGCTCAACTGTAACTGTTGAAATTGTAGATAAGACGAGCGGGCTTATTGAGGTCGTACAAACAGCCGTACAAGAAAATAACAGGTTTGGCAATAACCTTAACTTTGCTGGCGCGATATGACCGTACCTGTAATTAACGCCGTTATTAACTTTAGTACTGGGCCTAGCTTTGCTCAGGCTATGATTTTAGATAGCGGCATATTAGGCACAAACATCCTTGCAGATGCAGCTAGCGTTATCGTTGACGTATCTAACGTAGTAGATAGTATTGAGACTAAGCGCGGGCGTAACGCACAAGCTGACCAATTCCAAACTGGCACTTTAACTATGCGTATCGTTGACCAAAACGGCGATTTTAACCCGCAAAACCCAGCTGGCCCGTATTACAACTTATTAACGCCTATGCGTAAAGTACAAATTACAGCTACATACGGTGCAACTACTTACCCTATCTTTGCTGGCTTTATTACTAGCTATACAACTACTACACCTAAAAATGCTAACGATGTGGTATATAGCACTATTACAGCCGTAGATGCCTTTAGGCTCGCCCAAAATGCTCAAGTAAGTACGGTGGCAGGTACCTCAGCGGGTCAGCTCAGCGGTGCAAGAATTAACGCTTTGTTAGATGCTATTGACTGGCCTGCCTCTATGCGTGATGTAGATGCAGGGCTAACCACAATGCAGGCAGACCCAGGCACAGCCCGCACAAGCCTTGCAGCTATGCAGACCGTAGAAACTAGCGAGTATGGCGCTTTGTATGTAGATGCCGCTGGCTCGTTTGTCTTTCAAGATAGAGACGTTACAGCTGGCAGTACTGGCCTTGCGCCTGTGGTGTTTAACGATAACGGCTCAGATATTAGTTACTTTAATGCGGTGTGGCGCCTTGACGATACCCTAGTTTACAACTCAGCCAGCATTACCCGTACAGGTGGCACGGCCCAGGTAGCTACAAACCCAGCGAGCATAGATAAGTACTTTATACATAGCTACAATCAGCAAAACCTGCTAATGGAGACAGATGCCGTGGCCCTGGATTATGCACAGGCATACGTTGCATCTAGGGCTGAGACTAGTATTCGCTGCGATGCTATACAGCTAGACCTTTATACCGATAACTACAACTTAGGCATTATTGCAGCGCTAGACCTGGACTACTTTGACCCTGTAACTATTACAACTAACCAACCTGGGGGCTCAACCCTTACTAAGACTTTGCAGGTGTTTGGCGTAGCTCAGAGCATTACGCCTAACAGCTGGAAAACAACACTAACCACTTTAGAGCCAATTATTGACGGCTTTATATTAGACTCAACCATATACGGCTTGCTTGACAGCGGCGTATTAAGTTATTAAGGAGCTAGGACTATGGCAGCTGGATTAGGTTTTAAGACCTTTACTACTGGCGAGGTACTTACGGCAGCTGACACTAACGGCTACCTAATGCAAGGCGTACTAGTGTTTGCCTCAGCGGCAGCTAGAGATGCAGCTATAACCTCACCACAAGAGGGCCAATGCTGTTACTTAAAAGACACCGATGCAGTACTTACCTACTCAGGTTCAGCCTGGGTTGGCTTTGACGATAGCAACGCTATCCAAAATAGCATTGTGGATGCAAAAGGCGATTTAGTAGCAGCTAGTGGGGCAGACACACCTGCACGCTTAGCTGTCGGCAACAACGGTGAAAGCCTCGTAGCAGATAGTGCCGCCACAACAGGTTTGCGATACAACTCAAACTATGCGGCTGGCAAGAACACAATTATTAACGGCGATTTACAAGTGTGGCAACGCGGTACAACTTTTAGCGTTGCTGGCACAAGTTTTACGGCTGACAGATTTAGAGTAGTAGCGGCTGGTGCAACAGTATCAAGACAAACCTTTACTCCTGGTTCTGCACCTGTTGCAGGTTATGAAGGTCAGTTTTATTTCAATCAATTAAATACGGCTAACAATCAAAACTATGACACAAGCATAAGAGTAGAAAACGCCCGTACTTATGCAGGTCAGACTGTAACTCTTTCGTTTTGGGCACGTTCAACGGCAGGTGCTCAGCCTCTTAATGTGGCTATTTTCCAAAGTTTTGGAACAGGTGGGTCACCTTCTGCTGATGTAACTGCCACTTATGTAAGTGGAAGCGGAAGCCCATATACACCAACTGCATCTTGGGTTCGTTATACTTTTACTTATTCAATGCCAAGCGTTTCAGGTAAAACATTTGGCACAAATAATGATTCTTACCTCAATGTCAGATTGTTCCAATACACAACAACTGCTACAAACACCTCTATTGATATTTGGGGCGTACAACTGGAAGCAAGTCCAGTCGCTACCGCGTTCCAAACTGCAACTGGAACATTTCAAGGAGAATTAGCCGCTTGCCAGCGTTATTACTACAAGGTAACTAATGGAGCAACTAACTGCCCCGTAACTACTGCCTTTTATTATTCAGGTAGTTCAGTTAATGCCTTCTTACAATTCCCAGTTACTATGAGGACATCACCTTCAATAGACCAAGTAAGCGGAACAGATTACTTTTCCTTTATTCGAAATGGCGGGGCAGATGGTTTTAATAGTTGGACTATTGACCAAGTAGCAACTACTGGAATAGCAATTTACAACAATACACAAGCATCAGGAACAGCAGGTCAAGCAGGTTATGTATTTACAGGAAATGCTTCAGCATCATTAGCCTTTACATCGGAGTTATAATGAAACCAACTTATGAAGTAATTGAAACACCATCAGGCGCAACAGTTATTAACGCTTGGTTTGAAGATGGGCGTATGCTTTCAATTCCAAGCGACCCAGCCAACTCAGATTATCAACGCTATCTTAATCCTGAGGCGGAACACTTCACACCAATAGTTACAGATGCAGACTAGCTACAACGGCTGGCCAGCATCTAAGGAGCAGGCTGAGATAGGCGTTAAGCCTTTTAAGGTAGAGGGCACAAGCCTTAAAATCCGCTGTGCTGAAAAGGTAGCGCCCTTGCTTATTAACTTTGCTAAAGAGTTTAACGAGTTAATAGAGCCAATAGAAGGCGGCACGTTTGACGATTGGGGCTATGCCTACAGAGACGTAAGAGGTGTGGTAGGCAAACTTAGTAATCACGCCAGCGGTACAGCTATAGACCTTAACGCTACTAAACACCCTTTAGGCAAGGTAGGTACGTTTGAGGCTAACAAGGTACCGATGATTAGAGCTTTAGCTAAAAAGTACGGGCTAACCTGGGGCGGGGATTGGACTAGAAAAGACGAGATGCACTTTGAGATAGCACTAAACCCTGAAAAGGTCAGGGTTTTAATTACAAAGTTAGGGATAGAAAATGCCAACTAGTTCACAAGTAAGCGTAGGTACTACAGCTACATTATTAGTAGCAGCCTCAACCTTTGACCAAACCGTGTGGATACATAACTCAGGCGGTGCCACGTATATAGGTGGTAGCAACGTAACTACAGCAAACGGTTACAAGCTAGACACCGATGATAAAATGGAGTTACCTGTCGGCGATAATGAAGGCCTTTATGGAATTGTGGACTCAGGCACCAACACGGTTTTTGTACTAAAACAAATCAACTAAAGGGCATTTAGGAGCAATACAATGCAAGAGCAACTAAAGGCCGCGGCCTTGTCCTACCTACGTGCAGCTCTATCGTGCGTGGGTGCGCTGTATCTATCAGGTATCACAGACCCTAAAGTACTAGCTAATGCTTTTCTAGCTGGGCTAATTGGGCCAGTACTAAAGGCACTAGCACCCAATGAAAAGCAACTGGGAATAGGCGCTAAGTAAGTGTCGCAGGCCCAGGCATATATAGCGGTAGCGTTGGGGATTGCTACGCTTTCAGGGCTTATGGCTGGGCTTGTGCGCCATCTTGTTAAGTACTACCTATCCGAGCTTAAGCCTGACGGCAACGGCGGGCATAACCTAGTAGGGCGCGTTGAGCGTATTGAGTTACGCGTGGATAAAATCTATGAAATGTTGCTAGAGGACAGATTATCTAAGTAGAGCGTGTCGCGTTGCCTTTTGTCGGTGGGTAGGTTCATACTTTAACTACACACGCCGAGAGGGCTACTCGGATAAGTAGCGCATCGGCCTTAACAAAGGGCGAAAAATGAATAGTTTAGACTTGATGGTAGTAGGTATGGTTTGCTTGTTTATGGGCTTATTTATCTACGCAGCTTATGAAATGGGCTACAAAGTAGGCTTGGGTGAAGGTTACCTACGTGGCCGTAATATCGCTAAGGCACTACGCGAGAGCGAGGCCGCTAAGTGAGTAACTTTCTTGAAGGGTACGAGGATGTCAACGCCAGAATTATCAGAGCGCGTAGCGAATACCCCAGCCTAAGGCTAGTGGCATATATTGAGGACATAGATATAACAAAAGGTTATATTTTAGTAAAGGCTGAGGCCTATAAAAACTATGAAGATGAAAAGCCTAGCGCTGTTGATTTTGCCTATGAGGCACGTAGTGACCGAGGCGTAAATCTGCATTTTTGGGTAGAAAACGCAGTTACCTCAGCTTATGGGCGTGTGATTGGTTTACTCACACCTGGCGGTATAGCTCGCAGTACAAAGCAGGATATGGAAAAGGTAGAAGCTCTTAGTACTAAAGACGTAGCACCTGTAAGTGATGATTTATGGGCTACTACACCTGTGGCACAAACTATAGAGGCAGTTAAAAACGAGCTCGGAGGTATTTACCTACAGGCTAAGCCGGAGTGCATCCACGGCGCCCGTGTTTGGCGTGAAGGATTCTCCACCAAGACAAATAAAAAATGGGGCAATTACAGCTGTACAGAAAAGACTAAGGCTACTCAATGCGAGCCAGTTTGGTATATGCAAACCTCTACAGGATGGGCGCCTCAGGTATGAGTAGCCAAATGGAGTTAATCAACCTTAAAGCTATGACGGGTAAGCTCTTTATAGATGGTGAAATGGTCGCTGAGTACAAGGTAGAGACGTGCGACAAATGCGCTAGGGTGACACAGCTAGATAAGTTTGGCTATCAAAAAAACTCATATGAAAACATTATATGGTTTTGCAAGGATTGCAGGTAATGACTACCTCTAAATCCGATTGGGATATAGACCTACGCTACGGCCAAGACGGGGAAGAATCCGTGCGCCAGCTCCTCACTATGGAGACGGTAGAGGTCAAACGCGATAGGCGCTGGAAAGAGACAGGCAACATATACATAGAGACATCTTGCTACTACGTTAACGAGCGTGGATTTAAGCCTTCAGGGCTATCAGTATCTCAGGCTACGCATTGGGCTTTTGTCCTAGAGGATTTAACGGTAATAGTCTCTAAATCTGACCTCATCAACACCGTAAAAGAGTACGGTAGGAATATAAGCTGCAATATTGAGCCTAACGTCTCTTTTGGCTATCTTATAACTATTGACTCACTACTTAAATGGCAGGTAGAAAAGGCCGAGAGAAACGAGTTTATCTATGGACATTATCCGCTTTGAGTGCCGCAGTTGTAAAAAGATAACAGACCAATTAGAGCGCATAGTTAGCGATAACCTGCCGCCTAATGTGAAGGTCTTACAATGTATTAAATGCAGCAAAATGAGCGTATGCCTATTGGTTGACTATGCCGATGTATGAGTATGAGTGTATTAGCTGCTCAATACGCTACGAGGTACAGCGCTCTATACACGATGTGAACATACCTAAGTGCTGTGGCTTTGATATGCGCCGTATTTATGACCCAGTAGG